AACCTCGGTTTAAAAGAAGCGGCAAAACGGGACATTGGCACGGGCGCGAACCAGATACCAGATATGAGCTATCAGGGTTATGGCTCCAACTGGGTCAAGACTGTAGGCGGACTAATTATTCAAAAAGGATCGCTGGGATTTGGCATTGGTTCAAATCTATCAAGCGCTACATTTCCGGTTGCGTTTGCCTCTGGGGCCGTAGTCAATCTTACATGGTCTGACGTCACGCCAGGTGGTGCGACTCCGGAGACGGCAAGGTCTTATGGAATCGTCGTAGGAACTCAAACCAGAACAGGGTTTCAGGCATGGATGAGTGGTAACGGTGGGTTCAACCTCTCATATATAGCGGTGGGGTATTGATAATGAAATACAGATATTCTGAAGAGACAAATTCCTTTTATCCCTGGGCATTAATTGATGATTATAAGCGAGCTAATATATGGCCTGAAAATGGCTCTGATGTAGACGAAGATATTTTCACGATATATAGCGGTACACCGCCAGAAGGCAAGACTCGCGCCCCAGATGTTAATGGCAAACCATGCTGGATAGATGCACCGCCACCATCTCAAGAAGAACAAATTTTCGCTACGGAGTTTCGGAAAGCGGCGTTATTGACGGAGGCAGCGGCGATTATCGCGCCGCTTCAGGATGCTGTTGATTTAGGCATGGCAACAGATAAAGAAACTACTGCACTGACTGAATGGAAAAAATACCGGGTCTTGCTGATGCGTGTTGATACAACAAAACCCGTATGGCCTACACCCCCGGCTTCGGTGGAAGAGTAATGTTAGGCGCGTTACTGGTATCGACTTTAGTCAGTTTGTAACGGTACCGCTGCCACTCAGCAAGGCGCGGTATATCAGCGTCGTCAATATAGCCGCCAGCCTGAGCATCTGCCAGTGGGGCGATCGTTGCTGTCGCCTCCGCCAATAACGCGGTTTTCATCTGTTCCGCTTCTGTCACTGCTGCCTCGTGCAGTGCCTTTGTGTCGGCCACCCACTCGCTGCCGTTCCACTTATCATACTGAGTGGCAGGAGCCAGCGTTGTGGTACCAACCGGATAATCACCCGGTGCCATGATGGTAACCGCTTCGCCTGTTTCAGTGCTGTAAACAATCTCACCACGACGATCAGCTATATATTCCCACGCACTTAGATCTGCTGTCCGGCAAATGGCAAAATTCTCTTTACTTTTGCCGGGCATATCGGTGCAGGAATTAGCGGGCAAACCAACACCTACCGCCAGATATTCTACTGACGAGGAAAGATATTCGCGCGTCTCACCATCATAGTTAAACACGGTAATATTCCCGGCCACCGTGGCAATGAGTTCGCTGTTTAATTCTGCCTTCGCCATTATGCAGCCCTCACGATGAAGTTAAACGAAACGTTACGAGGACGCGCCTCTGTTCCGCTCATTGGCATTGTGGACGCACTCACTACGCCACCCTCAGTAATTACAGAGTTTGGTAACGGGTAGTTATCAAAATCAATTACAGGTGTGGCAGGAGTAATTTGTTTTAAAATTGTCGTACCTGCAAAATCGGCGAATGATGAATCATTCAGTCGTGAAGTCCAGAAACCATAAAGGTGAGTGTGTGGCCCAACAGCATGCCCCTGTGACGAAAGAATATTTCGATCTGAATCAACTCCACGTCCATCATCCCAGCCACGGATAAACTCCCCGCGTAGATCTGGAAGTTTCAAAGTTGGATAAGCCTGAGCCAATTTAGGGTACTGGGAAGCAGTGAAAGCCGCTCCGTTACATTTAAGCCACCCTGTCGGTGGAATTGATGCTGGCCACGGAACGGGAACGCCAACCGGCAATGCAGAACCCTCTCCTAAACCGAGGTATTCGAGAAGGGCCCCAACAGATTTTCCTGACAAGGCGGTCAGCGTGTTATCCAGAGGCTGCTTATTCGCCAGGGCATTAGTCATAGTGGCCGCAAAGTTAGGATCGTTACCTAACGCCGCCGCCAGTTCGTTCAATGTATCAAGCGCTGCAGGTGAGGAACCAACAAGCCCTGCAATAGCGGCCTGCACAAAAGCAGTATTGGCAAGCTGAGTGGAATTGTTACCAGCTGCCGCCGTCGGGGCTTTTGGTGTGCCGGTAAACGTCGGGCTGGCTTTTGGTGCATATTGTGAATGCGGATCAGCGGCCGCAAGATGCGCCGCCATCAGCTCATCCACATACACCTTAAGCTCCAGTACCTTATCATCCACGTATTTACGGGTAGCAAGTACGACGGAAGGATCAATTTTCAGCGTAATGTTATCGGTGCTGCTGGTAATTAACACCATGCGCACTGTCTGCGTGCGGCCGCTGCCCTCTGCCAGCTGCGGCTTGTAGCTCTCCGGGCAGTTACCGACAGCAATCAGCGCGCCGGTTTCATCAAACAGACCAACCTCACGAATCCACCAACCGCCCTCCGTTTCGGGTATCACCTGCTCAGCGATCACCTGGCTGCTGTTCTGCGGATCGATATACAGCATATTCAGAGCTGCACGGCGTTTTTCACCGACCAGCTTTGTCTGTTGTGCGTTTGGCGTTGGCAGCACGCCGCCGCCATCCCCCACCGCCATCTGCGTAATTTTCAGCGGAACACCGAGCGCGGCGGCATTTGCCAGTTTCGCCGCGCCGATATCCGTCAGCAGGGTATAAAATTTTGCGCTCATGGGTTCACTCTCATTGTGTCAATAACATGGACGACGCCGCCCTCGTAGGCAGAACCGCCGGAAATGATGGTTTCGTTGATATACGGGTAAATCGTGATTTCTTCGCCGCTATAAGTGGCAGCCCCCACAAAACATGGCCCGCTCGTCTGCAGATTTATGGACATGCCTATCAAATGCCGACTGCAGGGTTTGGCGTCACCAATCAGGCGCTCCAGCTCCAGATAGGTTTCCTCTGTTATGCCCTGGTCCTGCACCCCAATATCCAGGCGAAACGTGCCCGGCGCCTCACCGGTCTGCCACCATTCAATGATGCGGATCAGAAAGCCGAACGGCTCCACCACACGCCGCACAGCGCTGGTTGTGCCCTTGTGCTGATGGATATAGAACGCATCCTGCACCACGCGGCGCTTCACGCTCTCCGCCCATCCTTCGTCCCAGCGATCAACCGAGAAGGCCCACGCCAGATACGGCAGAAACTTGACCGGACATGTTGCCGGGTTCCATAAATCGCGCAGCGGCACCTGCAGATCGGAAATTCCGCTGCAGGTCTGCGCCAGGCGACGCTCAAGTGGCGATGAACCAGGAGGAAGCAGACTATTCATCCGTTCCCCCGTTGGTTACGCTCCATTCCGCACATGAAGCGGCTTGTGTCTTATCCAGCACCACATCAGCGAGCGGCGAGGCCAGCTCAACACGCTGCACACCTTCAACATGCAGCGCGGCATAAATAGCACTGCGGCGAATATCGCGCCCCAGCCTCGTCTGGCTGGCGATATATTTCTGCAGGCTGGCCTTTGCCGCCTCCATCACCGGCTCAGCTTCTGGCCCCGGGTAAAGAAAGATCGTTGCATCCACGCTGTACGGAATAATTTCAGCGCTGCGCACCGTCAGACGGTCAGCAACCGGCCGCACGTTCTCACTGTTAAGCGCCTGTTCAACCACCGCCAGCAGGTCCGCCGCTGCCGTTCCGTCGCCCTCACGGCTCAGTACGGTAAGCACCACCTCCGCCGGTGCCGGGCTGGTTGCGCTGGCGTCAGCGACTCGCCCGTCCGTGCTTTTAGCGTGAAACTCATAAGCCGCTGTTGGTCCCGCAACGGACAGCCCCTCAAATGCAGCAGGAACACGCAGGCGCAACGCCTCGTCACTTTCCATTACCGCTGCGACCGGCGGCACCGCGTCGTTATCGGCAGGTGTAACCGTCAGCCGCTTAACGTTGTAGTTGGCCGCCAGCTGATCGAGATCGCCGCCCATGGCATAAGCCACCATGACCGCCTGCGCCGCCTCGTTGATACGCTGGCGCAGCAGGATTTCCCGGTACGTGTTTTCCTGCAGTTGTTTGGTGATGGGTTCAGATTCCAGCTCAAGCGTGCGTCGCACCGCGTCCTGTTCATCTGCCGGATACAGGGCCACAAAGGCGGCCTTACGCTCAGCCAGCAGGGATTCAAAGTCTGGCACGTCAATGATTTGCGGCGCGGGGAGCTGGGAAAGGTCAATGACTGCCATTGTCTGCTCCTGTTGATACAGAAAGAGAAACAGGCGCGCCGTTATTGCGCTTCCCGGTTAGCTCAACCACCATCGAGCCGTCAAAGCTGCTGTTGATGGTGATGGAATCCAGCATAAGCCGAGGCTCCCAGCGACTCAGCGATACGTAAACAGCCGCCATAATCTGCAGGCGCAGCGCCGGGTTCTGGGGCTGGTCAATCAATGCTGAAAGCAGGGAACCATATTCCCGGCGGGCTATACGGCTTCCCTGAGGAGTCAGCAAAATATCCCTGACCGATTGCCGCAAATGGTCCGCATCAGAAATGGCTTTGCCATTGTCCTGATTCATACCGATATACAGCGTCATACAGGACCTCCCGATGTATCGCCGCCGGACTTAACGCCGGTATGACCGTGTTTATCGACTACGATCCCGTTAGAGCTCATGGCGCCGCCGCCCTGGGTGACGCCACCATTTATCACCACTTCGCTGTTTATGCGCGTGTTGCTTGCTTCCACCACAAACTCCCCCGTTTTCAGGGTTATGTTATCTGCCGCCTCGATCACCATGGATTTGATACCCCGTACATGCCAGCGGCCGGTCGCGGGTTCATATTCAAACCATCCACCGTCCGGGTATTCCGTTACGCAGCCGTCCACTGAGTCCGACGGCGGCGCGAACTGGTTGGAATAGATCGCAGGTAAGGCAAAAGCGGTTTCCAGATTGCCGCCCATACTCAACACCACCACCTGCTCATCCGGCGACGGACACCACCATGTACGGGCACCGCCAGCGCGCAGTGTCAGCCAGTTAATCCAGTTGGTTTCAAGCTCACCCACTTTCACCCGGCACAGCCAGTTTTCCCGGTCCACTTCGGTTACGGTGCCGGTGCGGATCAGGTTGGTGATAAGGCGCATGATTTCGGTTAGTTGTGCGTTCATAACGAAAGGTTGCCATCAGAGGGAAAAGGGAGGCAGCGTTGGGTTTTGTGCCGTCGGTGACACAAATTTCACTCCGACAGCCAGCGCAACAGCGTGTCACGGGTGATGGTTTCAACCTCATCATTCACGCCCAAAAGACGGCGTGCCGGGTACCGGGCCTCCGGGCCGTTGCGTCTGACTCGATCACGCAGACCGTAATGGTGAACACGGGCGATGCGCTGGACTTTCCCATCAAACTGCACGCTGGCAGAGTCCGCAGTGGCTGCGGTTTTCAGGTATTTAGTGGTGCGCAATTTGGCGAACATCTGGCGCTTGATGCGCCCCTTTTTACTTCTGGCCGTCACCCGGCGCGCCTCAAAGGCGGTGCCGTCTGGATTGCGCTGCAGCCTGATGTTTTGCTGTTGCGACCGGCGCAGCTCCTGCGCCAGTTGTCGCATCATACGGTTGCGGGCTGCCGGTTCCAGATTCGCCAGCAGGGCCGCCAGCCAGTCATCCACCCTCTGCAGGTCATCCACGTTTCACCGTCCACATTTCGTCGGGTACGTCGGGTTCCGGCACCGCTTCTACGCTCGATACGGTGCCGTCTGTGCTGACAATCACGCGCTCCGTGAGCTGCAGATTGAGGCTGAGATCACACAGATCGTTGCTCAGGATATCGACGTCAAAGGTAAAAAGTTTTTCGCGCAGCTCCGGGTTGTTGATGGCGTCCGGTTGATTGGTCATTAACCAGAGCAGAACGGGCGCCATTACTAAATTCTGGTTGCCGCTAAAATCTTCAATCACCACGTTCAGGGTGTAGCGATATTCCCATGACATTGAACGGGCGCCGGTTGCGACCAGCGAACCGTTATCAACAAAAAGGTGCAGCTTGTCCGGGTTGTCACGGACATACGCCACCGATTTATTCAGGGCGTTGCGTAAGGACTGCGGCTTGTTCACTGTCTCGCTCCTGACACGCTATGATCGTGTCCACTTTGTCGGCACATACCGCCCAGGCGGCCTCAGTCTCATCCAGCACCTGGTTCAAATCCCCATTACTGCGCGGCGCTGACCTGTCCAGGCGGCATTGCGTCACTTTTGGACAACCACTCACGGTAAGCTGCACCTCCGGCGAGGGCCGGGCGCTCCCGCAGCCGGATAATGTCAGCAGGCAAAGGAGTGTCAGCCCAGCGGCGTAAATCCTCGTTTTCACGTTTTAGCTCCTCGATCCGGCGCTGGCGACTCCGCAACAGCGCGGAAGTCTCCTCCGCTGCAGCATAAAGTTGCATCTGCGCCCGGCTGTTGGTTTCAGTAAGAATGGACAGGCTGATGAGCTGGCTATTTTTCTTCGCCAGCTCCTGCTTGTTATTTTTAAGCGCCTCAGCCTGCGTCCCGATGGTGTGACCGGCATTGTTAAGCCGCCATGACTGCCAGCCCAGCAATGCCAGCACCAGAGCCAGGATCACCGCCAGCGCGCGCGTCATGCCCCAGCCCCTTTAAGACACCAGGCAAGCTCACGGGCGCGCCTGTTTTCCAGCCCTTTATTCCGTTGACCATTTACATAAATCCAGCGGGGGAGCTGGTTGCACGCCTGCCACCATTGCTGGCGATTGATGTAAGAAACCATTGTTGACCGGCAGATTGCCCCTGTTCCGACATTAAAGCCGATACTGATCAGGGCATCGTAAACATGCTGAGGTGGCTTAACCTGCAGGCAGGCTTCAATCCTTTTTTCCGTCAGCAACACGTTATTAATCAGCCCCTGCGCGGCCTGTCGCTCCGTTATGGTTTTGCCCGGCACTACCCCGGACGTATTGCCGATCCCGTCAGTCCAGACCCCGGCGCTGCACTGGTATGGCTGCAGGCGGCACCCTTCGAAGTCAGCAATCAGTTTCAGCCCCTCGACGGAGGTATGAAGCGACTGAAAGCCCGGCAGCGTGGCGGCAATCGCCAGCACCGCGCCGACCAGGCAACGCTTAACGATTGAAGGACTCATATTCCCCCCTGGATATTCTGCCGTCCCGCAGCAGCTGGTAGGCTTTCCAGCGTAAATAACAGGTCACCGCTGCCGTAATAATCCCCAGCGCAAGACCGGTGATGGTCGATACATCTTTAAGAGACAAATCACCGAGCCATGCCAGAAGCAGGGCAACGCAGTAAGTGATAAAGGCGCTGATTCGTTCAAGCGTCATAGTTCAGTCCCATAACTGGACAGTCTGCGCAGTGGTTGACGCCGTAATGTCCGGCAGCTCCACCTGCAGCCCGTGCGGTAAAAAGGGGCCATATTCAGCCAGCCCCGGATTCGCCTGCAGCACCTGTTCAGTGACTCCCTGCGTGCGCCCGTAATGGCGCCAGCAGAGTGCGTCCACCGTGTCATACTGATGCGCACGCACTTTCATCAAATCAGCTCCACCGTCATATGCGGCATATCGCGCAGGCGGGACTCCGCCCAGCGCACATCGCGCCACAGCTCGCCCAAGGTTGTTTCGATATCTTCAGCTTTCTTGCTTCCGTCGCCGGTTGCGTCAAAATCGCGATAGCGCTCAACCAGGTTTGCTTTTGCCCAGCAAAACACCGCACGGCGATACAGCATGAGCCGCTGGCTTTCGCCGTCGATCACATCTGCAGGGACGTCGGCCAGGCTCGCATACCCCTGCGCCCGTTGTTTCTCGCGGAACTCATAAAGATCGGCGTTAACTTCAGCAATCGCTGTCAGCAACGCCAGACGCAGGCGCGGATCGGTGACACTCCCATCCATGCGCATATCACGGCGGAACTCTGAAACCCTGACATCAGGCCAGAAACTGGTGTTTTTAATAACGTCCTGGGTACTTTCCCCGGCCTGTTCCGGCGAAACGAATTGCATATTTCTGGCACTCCCAAATAGTTGGGCGGTGGACGGGGTTTTGACGCGGCATAAAGCCTGTCGCCACCCCGTGCCGCCCCGCGCGTTGGCACGATTCGTTAAGCCGACATTGCCTGTCGCAATCGGCTTTCAAGCTTGTTGATTTCGGTTTTGACGCCAGAACTGTTATCCAGCTGCAGGGCACGCTTCAGATGGTTAAGTGCCGCCACTGCCTGATCGTTATCCCGCAGCGCGTAGCCCATCGCCTTGTGAAGTCGGGCGCGGGACTGATCCGGCATATCCTGACCTTCAACGATATCGAGCACCTGGGTAAGAATGGCGGCACTGAATGATTCACCGGCAGAAAAAGCGCGCATTGCCGCGTCGGCAAACTCTTCCGCAACAGCGGTCCCGCAGGTCCGGTTGAATCGCTGCGGCAGGACCCAGCCGTGTTTAATGGCATGGCGGGCAATGTCCAGCGCGCCGGTATAGTCTCCGGCATCAATGCGCCAGATCATGACGTACATCGCCACGTCGTCCTGGCCTGACGCGTCAGCATCCAGTAAACCGGCAATCCATGAGGCATAAGCGGGAAGAAACTCACGTTTGAGCTGAGCCTTGCGCTCATTTGACTGGACGGTTTTAAGGCGCCTGCGGTGTTCTGTCAGCTGTAACAGCATCTGGTTGTAGCCCGTCAGGCTGGCATTACTGCCGCCCTGCCGGGCGGCATCCTGTGCCTGTACATACTGAGTGTGAGCACGGAACGGATTCATTTATCACGCTCCGGCGCCAGCACTGCCAGCTGCCTGCGCATAAAGCGCGCCTTTCACCGCTGCCGTGACGATTTCCTGGATGGTTTCAGTTGTCAGCGCCGGGCTGGCATTGCCACCTGCCTGCACGGGCAACAGTTCGATGTTCTCAACCAGGCAAACGCCGTCGTAATCTTCGACAACATACGCCTCGTTAACGGACTCGAAGTTCTCCACGCGGTCACGCTTCGGATTGTCGATGACCGAACGGCGGCGGGAGCCTGATTGCCAGTAAATAGACAGGTTATCCAGGCGGGTGATCAGCATGGCATTCGCCGGGAAGAACGGCGCACGAACGGCCGGGAGGTTGCCGATACGCTTCTGGCTGACGATAAGATCTGCCGCCAGCGTTTCGCTGTTTGGCTGGTCACGGTTGACGATCGGGAAATATTTATCCGCCAGCAACTGGCGCCCGACGATAACCACAAGCTCCGTATCTTCCTGATACCACGGCGCGATTTTCTCATTCACGGCGCCCATAACCAGCGCGTCCAGATTCAGGAAATCACCGCCTTTACCGACACGGATAGTCTGAGAAACTACCTCGCCTTCGGACACGATCTTATCCATCACCTGAACGGGTTTCTCCTGGCGGATTTTTTCCAGCCAGCCGATATTCACATCCTGCAGCAGTGGATAGGTCGCGCGGTCTGACGTTTTTTCACGCTTCACGCCGTTGAAGCCGATCATGATGCGGTCAAGCGCCTGGCGGGTAATGATGGCGTCACGGATGCGCGTCTGGAAGTCCTGGAATTTGGCCCATAAATCCAGCTTCGCATAGGGCAGCGCCGTATCAGAGTTGGTCTGGGTACACTTGTACCCTTCACCGTCGATGTAAGTCGGATCAACGGGTTCACGGTCTTTCTGGGTGGTATCAGTATTTCCGGCAATACTGGAACCAATACCCAGCCCCAGACGCTCGCCGGACTGCTCATCAACCGGGATAATGTTGATTTTCTGCAGGAACGAGGAAGACTCCTGGATTTTCGTTTCCAGCGTCTGCGCCACTGACGGCTCAGCCGTATATTTCGAGGCGATATCGCTCACAGATACGCCGTTGAGCTTGGCGAGCTGCGTCAGATAACCGTTAAATTTAAAGCGAGTCTCTTTTTTCATTATGCTTTTGCTCCGTCAGCAATCGGTGGTTTGTTCTGCGCCGTTATTGCCGGTCGCATTAGGGCGGCGTTCGCTGCGGCTGTCCTGAGTGGAAAGCTGCTCACGCAGGGTGGAGAGTGCGCTGGTTGTCTCTTCAACAACCTTTTGCATATCGCTCAGCTTGTTGCTGAAATCGGTTTGATGGGTGCTGACCTGCTCCGCCAGCGTCTGATGCTCACGCGCGATGGTTTCAACAGCCTGATTCACATCAGCAAAGCGGGCGTTATCATCGGCGCCTTTGCGGGACAGCAGCTCTTTCACGCGGGTAAACAGGCTGGTTTTTTCCGGCACGTCCTCAAACTCGATGAGCGTTTCAACAGCAGCGGTAAACAGGTTGTCTTTGTCCAGCTTGCGGCGCGCCAGGGGATTATGTTCTGCGCTGGCGCTGAACTGCAGCATTTCAGTGCCGAGGCTTGCCGGATCGTCAGTAATCGCCAGGCCAACCAGATAAGCGGAGCCGGTATCGGCAAAGCTGGTGTTAACTTCCATTGAGGTGAAAAGCTTCTGCCAGTTGCTGGTCATCGTGACCAGATCGTCAGTCGGGGCAATCCAGCCATACAGCGCCATTTTCCCGGACAATGCCCCTTCGGTAATTTCTTCCGCTTCCAGCTTTTCCACCATGCCAAAACGACGGAAGGGCCCATCAGGAGTAAAGCCCTTGATGTGCTCCATATTGATCAGCGCGGTGTATACCTGCGGGTTATAGCTCGCTGCCATCTGGGTGAGCCATTCACGCTCAATAACGCGCCCGTCAGTAGTGGCCCCTTCGACCCCAATACGAAAACGCTTAGATTTTTTTGCCATCGGTCCGGCTCCCGTTAGTTAGTTCGTAACACGTTCAGAGCCTTATGTTTGCGGTGATGGGCGCGTGTAAACAACGCGTTGGGCTTGTGCGAACTCCCACACAATGCGAAGCCGGGGAAAGTACTGATTTGAGGCCGTATGTTTGTGCCATGACAACACTGACCCCCGCAGACCTCGATCCCCGTCGTCAGGCAATGCTGATGTACTTTCAGGGATACCGCGTAGCCCGCATTGCTGAAATGCTGGGCGAGAAAGTTGCAACCGTTCACAGCTGGAAAAAACGCGATAAGTGGGGCGAATATGGCCCACTGGATCAGATGCAGCTCACCACCGCCGCACGTTACTGCCAGCTCGTCATGAAGGAGCAGAAGGAAGGAAAGGACTTTAAAGAGATTGACCTGCTGGCGCGCCAGTCAGAACGACAGGCCAGGATCGGCAAATTTAACAATGGCGGGAATGAAGCAGACCTGAATCCGAACGTGGCGAACCGTAATAAAGGCCCGCGCAAGCCGCCGGAAAAAAACCTGTTTACCGACGAGCAGATCGAAAAGCTGGAAGAGATTTTCCGCGCCGGTATGTTCGAGTACCAGCGCCACTGGTGGGACGCTGGCATTAAGCACCGTATTCGCAACCTCTTAAAGTCACGCCAGATCGGTGCAACCTACTATTTCGCCCGTGAAGCGTTGATAGACGCACTCACCACGGGGCGAAATCAAATCTTTCTGTCAGCGAGTAAAGCGCAGGCGCACGTTTTTAAACAGTACATCATCGACTTCGCAAAAGAGGTGGACGTTGAGCTGAAAGGCGATCCGATGGTGCTGCCTAACGGTGCCTGTCTTTACTTCCTCGGTACAAATGCCCGTACCGCGCAGAGCTATCACGGCAATCTGTATCTTGACGAGTATTTCTGGATACCGAAATTCCAGGAGCTGCGCAAGGTGGCCTCCGGTATGGCGCTGCACAAAAAATGGCGTCAGACCTATTTTTCAACACCTTCCAGCCTGACGCACAGCGCCTACCCGTTCTGGTCTGGTGCCCTGTTCAATAAAGGGCGCCCGAAAGCCGACAGGGTAGAATTTGACCTTTCTCACAGTAGCCTGGCGCACGGTGTTTTATGCCCTGACGGCCAGTATCGCCAGATAGTCACCATTGAAGATGCCGTAAATGGCGGCTGTAACCTTTTCGACCTGGACCAGCTGCGCCTGGAGTACAGCCCGGACGAATACAACAACCTGCTGATGTGTCAGTTTGTTGACGACCTGGCGTCCGTGTTCCCGCTGGCGTTGCTGCAGTCCTGCATGGTTGACAGCTGGGACGTGTGGAACGATTTCGAACCGCTTTTACTGCGTCCGTTTGCATACCACCCTGTCTGGATCGGCTATGACCCGGCAAAAGGAACGCAGAACGGTGACAGCGCAGGTTGCGTGGTCATTGCGCCTCCCGTCGTCCCCGGCGGTAAATTCCGCATCCTTGAGCGTCACCAGTGGCGCGGGATGGACTTTCGCGCCCAGGCCTCAGCGATTGAGGAAATCACCAGACGCTACAACGTGACCTACATCGGCATTGACTCGACCGGCGTTGGCGATGGTGTTTACAAAACGGTTAAGCAGTTCTTCCCAGCCGCGCGTGAATTTGTCTACAACCCGACCGTTAAAAATGCCCTGGTGCTTAAAGCCTACGACATCATCAGCGGGCGCCGTCTGGAGTTTGACGCGGGGATGCTGGATATCGCGCAGTCCTTTATGTCCATTCGCCGTTCAACCACCGCCAGCGGCAACCGGCCAACCTACGAAGCATCCCGCACAGAGGAAGCCAGCCACGCGGATTTAGCCTGGGCAACCATGCACGCACTTTATAACGAACCACTGGCAGGAGCTTCCGCCAGTACCAGCAACATCGTGGAGATTTTTTAATGGCTAACCGCAAAAACCGCAGCAAGGCACCGCGCGGCAAGACCGCCGCCGATACGGCCAACATGGTCAGCAATGCACATGCGGAGGCGTTTACTTTTGGCGATCCGATCCCCGTTATGGACCGCCGGGAATTATTTGATTACTTGGAGTGCGTGCAGGTGGACCGCTGGTACGAACCACCGATCAGCATGGATGGCCTGGCGCGAACTTACCGCGCTGCCGTACATCACTCCAGCGCCATTCAGGTAAAACGCAATATTCTTACCAGTACCTTCATCCCTCACCGATGGCTGTCTAAGCAAGCCTTTTCCCGGTTCGCCCATGACTTTCTGGTATTCGGTAATGCCTACCTTGAAAAACGCATGAACCGATTAGGGCAGATCATGGAGCTGCGCGCCTCGCTTGCCAAATATACCCGTCGTGGCATTGACCCGGACATCTACTGGTTTGCACAGTATGGCTACAACGCGCAGCCATATCAGTTCGACGAGGGAAGCGTGTTTCATCTGATGGAACCCGACGTCAACCAGGAACTGTACGGTATGCCGGAATACCTCTCTGCCATTCCTTCCGCCCTCCTGAATGAATCGGCCACGCTGTTTCGCCGTAAGTATTACCTAAACGGAAGCCATGCTGGTTTTATCATGTACATGAGCGATCCCGCCGCAGACCAGAACGACGTGAATAACATACGCGAAGCACTTAAAAAATCGAAAGGGCCAGGCAACTTCCGCAACCTGTTTATGTACAGCCCGAACGGCAAGAAAGATGGTATTCAGATCATCCCGCTTTCAGAAGTCGCAGCGAAAGACGAGTTTCTAAACATCAAGAATGTGAGCCGTGATGACATGCTGGCAGCTCACCGCGTGCCGCCGCAGCTGATGGGGATTATTCCAACGAATACAGGGGGATTTGGTGACGTAGAGAAAGCAAGCCGAGTATTTGTTCGCAATGAGTTGATGCCACTACAGAAGCGAATGCAGGAGTTAAATGAATGGTTGGAAGATGAAATCATCCGATTTGAACCATACTCATTAGATATTGATTGATATTTGAAATAATGAATTATAGAAAAGGCCTCAACCGAGGCCTTTTCTAATTAGAATGCGGATTTAATTTGCTTCTCAAATGCCTCATAAACAGGTTGATTCATTTGAGCCGTTGCAGTTATCAACTGCGAAAAATTGGATATACAGTCTTTTACTTTCGTGGGACTTTTTAGTCCTCCATCTACTAATGCGGGTAGCAACTGATTACTTAACGCCAGACATACATCAACAATTGGCTCCCAAATACTTTCAGCTTGAGAAGGAGAAATTACATTCCCAAACGAAACCCTAAATAAATTAGGAACGGGACGCCCTAAAAAAATCTCAAGGCATTCAGCGATAGCTGAACAAAGTAAAGGTATAGAACCACGATGCCTGAGGTATCCTAACTGAGCATTATCATTTTTTGATAGATTATCTTTCTTTGCCAAGGCTATTTTTTTATTCTCAATGCACCGCATAAGAGAGTAAGCACATACGATATGTGAAGCTTTGGTGCTTTCATTAAAAATCTTTGAGTAATGGGAATCATTAGTCCAAATTGCAGAACGCTGATTATAAGCAATTGTCGGCTCACCATGGAAACTCATCAAGGCCTGACCCACAGTATAGGATGGTAATAGATTGGTTTTTCGACGAATGACACTTTCTGCGCCTCCACGCCTACCGCCATCATATTCGGCGTCTGGAATAGATGAAAATTCACTTTTAAGTCGTTTTTGGATCTTATCCGTACTTCTGAAGTCTGATGCCTCAACCTTATTTTGACTATTGTTATATTGAATTATATTTTGTATCAAATCCGCATCAGCATCGTTAACTTTAATGAATCTAGCCTGAACTTTGACTGATTCAGGAGGCAATCTTTGCAACGTTCCTAGAGCACCTGTTGTTTGAGCACCGTTGACTATTGACATCCCCTTAACTTCGAGATTTTTTGCAACCCCATCAAATTTATACTCATGCACCAGAACCGTAACGCCATTATTATACGCCCAGAATTCTGATGCAGCATTTTCTGCACTAGTACGAATTCCATTATTTATATTTGAATCAGATGACCGTGAACCAAGATAGTCTCTTACGTTGGCAGAAAATATTTTTAATTTATGTTTTCGATATGCTCTCGCCAAGTCCCTTCCCTGAATAGTGGTACAGAATGAATTCCAGTTATCTCCTTTAACTTCATATCCACCATCATTGACTTTTATATTAAATGTTTCATCAACAAGTATTGGTGAAAGAGACTCACTATACCATTCTGTCAATTTTTCAGCACCGACTTCCATTGCATGGACTTGGACTTTAGCATTTTCAAAATCGTGATTCAATATTGTTATAGCTGTTTGCTGTACTGTTATAAGTTCTTGCGTCACATTCGCTGAGGATGGGAGATTATGAACATACCAAACATATAGGGTTTTAATTTTCCCTTGTGCAATTAACGCTCGAATTTGTTGGGCTGAAGATTTTATTCTTTCTGGTACATCTACCAAATCTCTTTGTAAAAGCCAAGCTAAAGCAATATTAAGGTCACTCGCTTTATTAGCTGGAGCTTCTTGTCTTGCTTTACTTGAGAAATAGCACTGAGCAAGTACAGCAAACTCTTCTTCTTCATTAATGTATACGAGATCACATTTCTTATCATCGTGCCCATCAGTAATGGACTCTGCTGCAACGCTATCAATATCATCGATTCGGAAATGCAAAGCTAAAGCAAACAAAGCCAAACCATTATCACCATATTCTTTCAAATCCTCTCGTGCTGTGTAAGCCTGGTTCCAAGTACTCATATTCAATCCTTCGCTAAGTGGTTTTACTGAAGATTATCCCTCCGATTACACATTTTCAATTCAATTTCTCCTTCCAGCGCGCGCTCGTAGCCCCGCCACGCCTGCCCGCTTTGTGTAGTGTTTTTCATGCACCTGCATTGACATAAGCTAAAGCCCGCCAGTTCTGGCGGGCCTCAGCAAAACGATCCACAAACGATCATGCGATTTCATGCGGCATAGACATGCGTTGACTAAAATGTACGAAAACCTTAACTTTTAGGAAATAGCCTTTTGATCAACCTTGGTTAGTCGAAGCAGAAACCAATATTGCAATTTGAAGCCCCACAGTTGTGAAATTGATGTGGACCTACTCTTAGCTTGTGTTCATCTCCTACAATCCTTGTCCCCTTAACCAACATATCTAATCTTTCCACAATCAATCTCTCAGGTGCATCAACTTTAATAATTAAACGAGGACCTTTCTTTTTTTCTATAATAGTTATTCTTGGCCCCACGACCTGAACATCCCAATGTTTTGCACTAGAAATCCACTCATTCTTAACTAATTCAAGATTAACAACACCTTGACTATCGTAAAATCTACCCGAAATAAGAAAGGCATTATTCTCTTTTTCAATAGTTAACAATGGCTCATTTTTAAACATTATCGGTACAGTACAGGATTCAAAAGTCGCACCACCAAATATTATTGTTGGATGCCTATCAGAAAAATCCAATATATCAGCAACCTTTCCTTTTTGTAAGGCTGCAGGAGATTCCATTGCTTTGATTATTTTCTCTTTTGAGTAAAGACGTTTAGTTACTTTAGCATGGCAAGTGGGACAAAGTAGTGCTATTGCATTTGGAGAGTGTTCCTTTGCATCAGCGTATGTGGGAATTACGTGTTCATACTCAACAATGGGAGAAGCACAAACAACACAACCGAACCCACAGCGCTGTCTTACCTCCAATTTGACTGGTTCTGGAATTGTTCTAGATAACCCATGCTTGTTAATAGTTGTCATAACCTTACCTTTAAACTTTGGGAAGCCTATTTTTATATGCTGATAATTATATCAACTAACGCCTCGCACGGCTCGTTGTTCAACCTTGCGGACGGGAAAAACCAGTTTTATCGTCCGCAACGTTCGTTAATGTAACCAGTTGTCGTCTTCCCAGACCTTCTGCATAATTTCCATCACTCGCTTTTTGTCTTCATCCAGTTTTAACCCGCTCTGCTCAACGCCGTTGGCGCTGCCATTGCGGATACGAACTGCCGTTTTTAGATAGTGAGGGCACAAATTTCGGTAAAGCTCGGATTCAAGGGCTTCCTGTGTTGCCGGGCTTATTTTCTGCTCTTTATCGATCATTATTTCAATGCGCATAAAGCCCCCTTTAGTTGATAACGTCCATCGCCTGGCCGTAATCATGGTTACGAATTTTCGCCATCAGCTCGTCCGTCAGTTCCGACACCCACTGGATCGCAAGGCGTTTCTCTTCTTCGCTACACTCACTAGCCGCTACAAGCTTGATAAAGAAATCAATACGCTGGAGTTTCAACGACTCCAAAAGATAGTCCTGCATTTTCCCTCCTATCCTCACTACGGGATAAACCAGCCAGAATCCCCAGGAAGAGACACTGACAACTGCATGCATATCCACTGTTTATATATACAGTATATGAGGATTTTGAGGTTGTAAAATATTTTTTATCAATCAATCAGATGAGTCTGTTTACTGAGGTTAATCATTAACTTCACTCAGTGCCGTCATTATTGCCAGTCGCTCAGCATGGGGCAAAGCTGCGAACTTTTCGCGCCAGCGCTTCGCCTTGCGTTTAATGCGCTCCCTGTCGTTGTAATCCTTACCCGCAAAGGTGTGCGAGTAGGCCCGGCCTTCCGGGTAATTCATCCAGATTTTCTCTGTGCGCACACCGCCGCGCGTCATGGCCTGAAATTCTTTCTGGCGCCAGCCCGTTAACAGTTCGTCATAAAGCGCTGATGGGTAGCCGGACAAAATCACACTGGCATTTTTTGGCAGGCTTTTAAGGCAGGCCAGCAGCCGCTCATGATCGGCAACGGTATATTCATTGCGATAGCGCGCGGCACTGGTGCGCGTTTCATGCAGATAGGGAGGGTCTGCGTAAACCAGCACACGACCGGCGGAGGAAAAATCGAAGTCCCTTAAAAACTGCACCGCATCGACAACATCGATAAAAAGGCTATCACCCACGGCATCAAGGAAATCAGCATTGCCCTGGCAGAACGCCTCAGCCGTCAGGGGATCAATATCAATACCCCAATTGCGGCGGGCCGGTGGCTTACGCAACATGACAGCGCCACCGCCCAAGTGCGTCTCAATGTAGGTATCATGCGGCGGCATTTCCGCAATAATCTTTTGAAAAACACCGCTTGCGGCCTTGCTTCCCAGATAGCTCATGTATGTTTTCCTCAACTCCTGATTTTGTTTTAATTCGCCTGCAGCACAGTCAAAAATGACGTTACTCGATGAATGGCCAGCACTGTCATTTCTGACGGTGAATGACGGAACGCGGTACCACACCGTCAGACCTGACCATGTTGATCACGGGCTATTTCCGCGCTGAAAATGCATGCTTCATTCGGTTCAGAAGGTCATCCGCCTGCTGTTTAATCTCCACAATCTGGGAGGGCAGACGCTCAAGACCTGCCGCAGCACGATTTCGGACAGTAAGGCGCCCTTCATCAACCGTTAACACCTGATCGCCAAAGGCAACCACCGCGCCAGAAATCAACGAACGGACCATTCCGGCACTGGCATCCACGCCACGCAGAGCCAGCAGCTCACTAATTTGCTTTTCCTTCTCCGTCATAGGGCTGGCTTTTGGCCTCACTTTTACGCGCTTGTTGCATGCCTTTGCCGCTTCGCTAAGCCGCTGCGCTATCACCCGTTTTTCTTTCCGGGATAAGGAGCCCATATCCGCCCAGCTGGCACAGTCATTCATGACCGTGCCGCCAGGATCGGCGCGTTTTTCAACCTCCCGCGGCTCCCGCGTACAGTTATTGACAGAACTCCGAGGGGCGGCGGGGCCGCCTGAAAAATCAAGGTCAAAACCTGAAACGCCGTCGGCCTGACGTTTCGGCACAATTTTGTATTTGGTAGTGCGCGTATGAATCAGCGATTCCGGCCCACGGATTGGGGAGTAAACGCCGGAAATTTTGGAGACGTCATCCCCGTAGAGATTGCCGTTTTCGGTGACTTCATAGCTGAGGCGCACGCGCAGGAGATCGCGGGGAACCAGCGGGCCACCCTGAGCACTCACGTACAAATCCCACGCGCTGCTGTCGGCGGCCTGACGCACTGGCTCAATTTCGGGGTGCAGGACCAGCTCACGATCACCGAGGCGGCGCAATTCACGCCACACTGTTACCGGTGCGCCGCCTATCTGCTGGAACTGACGGATCGCCCAGCGAGACGCCCAGGCACTTACGCGGCGCGCCATCTCTTTCAAAGGCTTGCCGGTTTCATCATCCAGATCGTCATCAAGCTGATAGCCATCAATATTTTTTGAAATGTATTTGGCGATATAGCCCGTTGCGCTGCCTTTCTCTTTCTCGATGGGTTTCATTTCGAAGCGGTTTTCAGCGGCGCCAGGCTCATTTCCATCCTCACGCATGGCGTGCTTACGAAAGATCGCTGTTGCCGGTTCGATATGCTCCGGGCGCATGAAAAGTAGGAGGTGCCAGTGCGGGGTTTCATCGTGGTGAGGCTCGACAACACGGAAACCAAACACGCGAATACCGTTGCGCAGCCAGGCCGCACGCGTGCGCGCCCATACTTTACAAAGATATTTCTGTGTCTCACGCGGTGACGCGCCGCTGTATTTGTTGTTCCGGCGCCCGTCGTACTGCATTGAGTGATATCTTGATGGAGCGGTAAGCGTGAAGAACGCCCCGGCCAGCCCGGCCTCATTCGCTAAATCTTCGAACCCACGCATTCGCGCCATCAGTTCACGGCGTCGGTTAGCTGGGTTGGCAACACTGCCGGCCACTTTATCAATCAGCGATACACGTTCTCCGGTGTCCTCATCTTCCAGCTCCATCGCTTTCAGAAATTCGCGGTTGGCTTTCTTTTGAGCCGTCCACTCCTGCAAACATGGATCACTGCAGTACGGTGCGGATTTTTTGTGTACATACCCGGCCGCAACCATCAGATGCTCACGCCAGCGAGCGTGCATACGGCGCAGACGATTAAGCCACCACTGCGGAGACTGCAGGCGGGCCACTGCTTTCAGTGCGTCTTCCGCCTCCAGCTCTTCTTTGCAGTAGGCCGTCCAGCACGGAACCGGTGTTTTGAGGTGATTGGCAAGAAATCCCATGCGGCCATAACCTGACAAGGTGGCGAAATGAGGATCGGACGTGCGGGCCATCTGGAAATCAAACTCGCGGTTAAACTCGCTACCCAACAGGTCAGCAAGATTATGCGCCAGCCGTTTCAGCTCTTTTTTTCCAGCCCAAAGCAGGCGCCAGAATTGTTCACGCAGAGGCAACAAAGCCGCAGGCATCACCCCCTGCGGCAGATACTGCTCATTGACCTGATCTATACGACTAAGAACGAATCGCTCAAAGGTATTGATAAGCCAGGCATCAGCCGCTTGTTTGCCTTTACGGTCTACCTGTTCAAGTTTTTGAGCATACATACGACGGACAAAATGAGGCAGCGAAGCCAGGCGGCGGCGAACCGCCCGGCTCCGGTCTGGTGCTTCATCCGTTTCTGCCAGTTCGGCAATCGACAAACGCTTGCGATTGCCGTCTGGCGTCAGATACATGATCCCCGGCGCCGCATCAGCTTGCTTAAAACCGCCAATTGCAGGACGCGGAGCATTCCAGCTATAGGGAAAAGCAGTATCAGACATTCCTGCTCCCCATCATGGAGAGCTTATTGGCCGCCTTATTACCTTCCCCTGCAGCATAATCAACGCCATACCATTGCCACTCATTGCAGCTAGCACGCACTGGTTCAGATACAGCGATAATTTCCCTGGCGGATTTACCTTCTCCACCCGCTACGCCCATGCTCCGTTTCGCGTCTAGTTCATAAATTTTAAGATCACGATAAAGAGAGCGCGTTAGCTGGGTGTCACTGTTGGATACAACAACGCTGTGCCCCAGCGAGGAAAGATGAAGAAGGATTGAGGCAAGGTGGTACTGGTTGTCCTCATTAAATCCTTTTGTGTGATAGGCCGTAAACGTATCGTCGTATGGAGGATCGCAATAAATAACATCGTCACGCTTAACCATTGCCAGCGTTTCTTCATAACTTGCACAAACGAAATTGGCGCGTTTTGCTTTCTCTGCAAATGCACGGATCTCATTTTCTGGAAAATACGGCTTTTTATAATTACCGTACGGGACATTAAAAACACCGCTTAAGTTGTAACGGCACAATCCACGATAACAGTGGCGGTTCAGATAAAGGAAATATACTGCGCGGTGCAGGCGGTCTAATTGCGAATCGTGGTTAAAAGCTTCTCGTACACGATAATAATTTTCAGCCACGATAAAACTTTCAAAAACTGCTTTAGCAAGGTTAATAAAGTTTTCTGTATCTTCCGCAATAGTACGATACAGATTAATTAAATCTGGATTGATATCTGCGACAAGATAATGAGGATAGTCTGTTGCCATCATCACTGCGCAAGAACCCGCGAAAGGTTCAACCAGACGAGGGCCAGCGGGAAGGTGCTTTTTAAGTTCGGACATGATGGCGGTTTTGTTTCCCGCCCATTTCAGAATGGTGCTCATGCCTGCCCCTTATATACTTCGTCGATCATATATTGCGGGTAGGTGAAAACATCGTCAGGAGCAACCAGCGCCCCCTCTGATACACCAGTATCTGGATCGCGGAAAATAGCCAGGCCCATCGGATGCAGAATTTCATGGTTAAGGCGAAAAATTAGCCCTAACGCACTAAGCTGATTCCAGTCGAGCCAGTTGTAACCACCCACCATCTCACGCCCAGGAGGAACAGCCGGAAAATCAGGGGTAACAAGCATTGTCCAAGGCTGCGCACTCTGAAAAGTGAAAACCCCCTCAATACGCGCCAGTAATTGACGCTGCATTTCTTCAGGTGTTTCCGGTTCTCCGGGGTGGCCTAAACCTGCAAAAAAGTCGACTATCTCGCATACTACGAGTTGCTTTAGTTTCATATCAAACCCCTTTGTAATGCTTGATTTTCAGTTCAGTGATTTCTTGACAGGTGACGCAAAACTGCACTCCCGGAATGGCGCGGCGGCGAGCTGTCGGGATAGGCGCATCACACTCCGCACAGAGAAAACGGGAAACGCCCGGCACTTTGGCGCGGGCATTGTTGATATGGCGCTCACGATCTTCCTGTTCGCGCAGCTGGGCGAGGTCCATTGAATCAGCCATTAATGCAACTCCTGCGCTTCGTTCTGAATGCGTACCGCTTCAACGCAAAGCAGTTCGGCCGCCTCGATATGGCTCAACTGACGGGAAACGATGCGCACGGCCAGACTATCCAGACGAGCCGCCATTGCATCAGCACGGCAACGGCGCTCATCCAGGCGTGTTTCATTTAACAAAGCGAACAGACCAGCATCGTCTGGGCCTGTTTTCGTTGAGTGGGTTTTAGTATTTTTCATATTCATTTCCTCAGAATTCGGGCAAAAAAATGCCCGGCGGGTTTACGCCATAAAACACGGGTTAATTACTTAGATATAACCAGAAACAGGGACGGGCTTACTTTTAATTTGGTTGATAATTTCAGCCTGCAAACCTTCTTTAAATTCTTTGCAGCATTCCCATTCAGGATCAACACGCAAAACAGCACCGTCACGGGTTTTAATTTCAAAACCTTCCGCCATATTTGGGATGATCACGCCTAAAATAATTCTCAACTCATTACGAGACATGTTTCACTCCTTTAATAACCAAACGAGCAATACGAATAATTAAAAAAGCTGACGGTTTAGCCGTTTTTGTTTTCAGCCCGTTTAATAATTCGGACTGATCGCGGCATGGGTGCCAGCGCTTGCCGTTATCTCCTGCAATCCAGCCGTGGCCGTAGTGCATTGCCGGGCTTTGCTTTACCAGGAGCGAGGCTAAAGAGGGTTCGTTTTTCAGCATGACCACCTCACATAAACCCGAAAGTCGCACTGATACCTGTAACCGTATCAATAGTGCTAGCCATGGCTGGGTTAGCCTGTAGACGCGCCTGCATGGATATCGCAGCCAACGCCATAAAGCGGGTGGCGGAATTGATGCTACTGATCACATCACGGCGACCAGCAGTAGTCCCGACCTCCCCGGACACAGCACCGGCAGCCACACGGCCAATTTCAGCTGTCGCGCTCATGACGTAATGCGGGAGTTTTTCTTTTGCCACTTCGTTCGTAGGTACGCACGGCAGGCAATGAATTTGAGCAAGGAAACCATCAACCAGCGTGGAGTCCTCAGTGATATCCGTCAGCAGCCAGATTTCCGGCGGGGTGAGCTGATGGGGCTGCTCAGGGTTAAGCTTGTTACGCAGCGTCTGGACATTCATGCCCGCGCGCTGTGCCAGCTTCGCCATGTTGTGACGCAATGCGAAAGCCCTGCAAGCTTCATCGAAATGGGGATGCTGAGAAATTCGATAATCAAACATATTGAATCCTTACAATTCTCACCGTGAATTAAGAACCAATGACAAGTTGAAAACGGGAATGCCCAAGAGCTTTTCTCAGTTGCTCCTCTTTCCAGCGAGCGTAATAAATACGGATTGGTCCTCCGGCTTTTTTGCATCCTTTGCGGATTTTACGTGGCTCGATGGGAACGCAAGGATTGTCCCCTGTTGTCCAGCGATAAGCTGTACGCACAGAAATACCCTCCAGTTCCGCAAACTGCTGCAAAGTGACTATTGCTGCAGGTATTTTTAAGATGGTGATTTCAGAAGCCATAAAGTTATTTTTCCTTATGCAAACGATTCAGGGTTCATCTGCAGCATGTTTGGAAACGACGTAAACAAACATGTGGTTAATCCCTAACTATCCCAAAATGGAACTATCAGGCTTGCATTGTGACTTCGCAGCCCTGAGCTGCTTCCATCGTCAACGCGAACATGTTCACTTCAACCAGACCGTTAGCGTTTTCTTTCTTGCGGATTGGTAGGCGCCCTTCGCGAATCATTTGGCGGGCATAGCTGGTTTTATAACCGGTACGGCGGCAGAACTCATCAAGGGTGATATATGGCTCTGACACCACAAGGTTGATACTGGGGCGCATTGATAATTGACGGCTCATGATGCACTATTCCTCTTTTGTAACGTTCTCTACACTATTCGGGAGCGTTCAACACTATTCGACAACTCACTTTGCGTAAATACTATGATCCAAAATTGGAACGGTCAACAAAAAGATTTTACGAATCGTAAATCAATCACACTCCCAAATGGTGGCAAGGACCCCATTGAAAGGATTTGTGCGGCTTATGGTTTCACATCCCGTCAAGCGTTATGCCGTCATTTAGACGTGTCTCAAAGCACAATGGCAAACAGGGTAATGCGCGGTAACTTCCCTGCTGATTGGGTGTTGATATGCGCGATGGAGACTGGAGCATCGCTGGAATGGTTGGTTTATGGACAAGGCAACCCACCTATGCCCATACCACAAAATGAAGCAAACAATCTCAACAGGCACGCGCCAGAACAAACCCAAATAGAGCTTTCTGAAATCCAAAATGGGGTTATCAGTAATCACAAAACGGTATCAATTGCATCAGAGCTATTACCACCGAAAACGAGTGAACCTCGCTTAATTAGTTTCGATGGTGTCATTTGGATAGTTGATACCTTTAGTGGTGAGCTAGTCGATGGTTTCTGGCTGATAGAAATGGATAACGTTATCAGCGTTCGTGAAATGTACCGCTTACCGGGTGGAAGGTTACGGGTTGAAAATGGCAAAGCTTCATTCGAGTGTAATGCTGATGACGTTAAGGCACTTGGGAAAGCAGTCGGCAAAATGGAATTCATAGAGTGAAGAGATGATCGTTTTCATTGAGGCAATAACAATCTTTGTCTGTGGGTTCATAGTGATGCGCACAGCGAAGAAGAAGACAGAAAAAATCACCTGCAGCGTCATTTTGATAGGCGTTTTTTATCTAATTCAACATTTCTCTGCGGTAGGCGCGCATGCTTTTACAGCTTTCGTAATTTTAGGTGCAATTGGCGCCATTCTGGAAATGCTGCGCCCTTCCTCCAAGGGCCCATCAGAATCAGCGACGGATGCAGCTGTTGACAATGGCGGCACTAACTGGTCAACGAACAGTGCCAGCATTAATCTGAATCTAATTACTTTTCAATATTGTAATTATGCCGGGGTAGCAACAACGCGCGAAGTTAATGTTAAGAATGTGGGTTTAGACTGCCTTACTGGTTACTGCAACTTACGCAAAGAGATCAGAACGTTTCGGATTGACCGCATTACTAACCAAGAGATTGTCCTTCGAGAATCCGGCGAGGTGATGAATGTTTATGACTGGATCACCATGTTATATCCACTTCCAGAGGAATAATTTATGGCAGTAAGCAAACTCCCCAATGGTAAGTGGCAAGCCCAGGTATTCCCGAACGGCCGCGAAGGAAAACGCATCCGGCGCCAGTTTGCCACTAAGGGCGAGGCTCTGGCATTCGAGCGCCATGTAAAGGAACAAGCCCAGGATAAGCCGTGGCTGGGCGAGAAGACAGACAAACGCCGCGTTCGGGATTTGGTTACAGCCTGGTATAACGCACATGGTGTAACACTCGCTGATGGCGAGAAGCGTAAAGGCGCAATGGAGTTTGCCTGTCTCGCTATGGGCGATCCCCTCGCAACTGAATTCAACGCAAAATTATTCTCAACGTATAGAGAGCAGCGTTTAAGCGGGAAAATAACCCGCTCGGATCGCGTTAAGTCCGTAACTCCTCGCACGGTAAACCTGGAACTGGCTTACTTTCGGGCTATGTTCAATGAGCTGAAAAGACTTGATGATTGGACAGCGCCAAACCCTCTCGAAAACGTCAGAGAGTTTAAGATTGCAGAAGTTGAGCTAGCCTGGCTTACGGTTGAGGAAGCGACGCGCTTGCTTGAGGAATGCGAGAAAAGCAAAGCAGGTGATTTAACCACGATTGTCAAAATCTGCCTTGCGACCGGCGCAAGATGGGGAGAGGCTGAAAGCTTAACTGGCAAGCAGATAAGCCCCGGCAAAATAACCTTTATCAAAACGAAAGGTAAGAAAAACCGTGCGGTTCCAATCAGTGATGAGCTTTACGAATTGCTACCCAAAAGTCGAACCTCGAAGCCACTCTTTACCGGATGTTATTCAGCATTCAGGAGCGCGATAAAGCGCGCGGGAATAGAGCTGCCAGACGGCCAGCTGTCGCATGTTCTACGACATACTTTTGCCAGCCATTTCATGATGGGGGGCGGCAATATTCTGGTCTTACAACGCATACTTGGACATACGGATATTAAAGTGACAATGCGGTATGCTCACTTTGCCCCCGACCATCTAACAGAAGCGGTTCAACTTAACCCCTTAAACCTAATTGGTGGCAGCAAAATGGCAGCACAGCGCAGCACTATGCAATACTTTTCGACAATATACGAAATCCTATGCGCTTGAATTTACTGTAAATCATTGTTTTTAATGAAATACGGTTCGGACTCATAATCGCCTGGGCGCTGGTTCAAGTCCAGATGCGAATACCAAATTGAAATTATTGCCGTTTAATCACTACCATTTGCTATCAACGTTAAGCAAAGTCATCGCATTTTGTGCAGGGTTTAGCCCCAAAGATGAATTTCGCGCTTTTTTGACTTTTAACTCCCCGAAAACTTAAAGTGAAAAAGAAGTTTTCTTATGTCAACAAGGATAAACCAGACAATGTTACTCACTACCATGAAAATACTTAAAATATGATTCCGAACAAGTTGCGCGCAGACTGACTTCAAAACATAGATACGCGTTCCAGTTTTGATTTTATATAATCCAGCATGCGCTTACGCGGGTTGGTGATAAAAATGAGATGGAGAAAGGAATGGGTTATAGGTCAACGAGACAAAAACCCGTTCCTGCGGATTTAATGTAATTCAACCGAGCAAGCTAGTGAAGCAATCATTCCTCCCAATCTGCTTTACTCTTATACCGACACGCTTACAATCTCTGTTACTTTTTTTGTATAAACACGGCAGTTATCCGGGAGATCTTTATTGATGAATGTCATTGCGCCAATAGTAACATTATCGCCAATTTTCAGATCGTCGCCGATTATGCAGCTATTCGATCCCAGATAAAAGTTATTCCCAATGACGATCTTACCCTGTGTACCTTTTCCACTGCTTCCAATAACAGAATTTTGGGTAAGTTTCATATTTTTTCCTGCATGCACTCGCTTTGTCACTACTATACCAATATGATGAGCGATAGTTAGCCCTTCACCGATAGTTGCACCGAGCATAATATCGCAAGCAAATTTACTTTTGATGCGTGAGTGGACACGATAAGCCATGCGGCGGTGGCCGTTCTCATACAAATAACTTGCCAGTCGCCACCAAAAAACATATTTCAAACCCGGTTTGTTCCTTAGGCGTGTCATTAGGCGCAGAAAAGAAAATTTTTTTTCAAGACCAATAATCTCTACATGCCAGAATCGTTTTAGCTGTGAAAATTTCATCAAATAAAAATCTCTTTTTTTAGACTTGCTAATCAAGTTCGCCGGACGTCAAGTCAAGCGATTATATCAATATTTACTGCAGGTCTGCAAAATGAGTGAGTTATACTGAAAAAGGCCAGGAGGTCTTCACCGATCTCATCATCCGCAACGGTTACTAATCTGGCTCGGGCAATCAACATGCCACACCTGCGCAATAAAAAAGCCAACCCCGCACTCCCACGGTGTTGGCCCTGTTTTAAAGCAGTGACGGTCACAACAGGTTAAAACACGTAACGCATACCCAGCGTAAATTCGTTAGAGACAATATGCGCTTTCATCTGCTCGTCTTTTAAACCGCGCGCGTTAGTGAAATTGTTATATCCGCTTTCGATCTTGCCCATATCGATATAGCGATAGCCCAGGTCGACATACAGACGTTCAACCGGCGTGTAGCTTACGCCCGCTCCTAACGCGTAGGTCAGGTTACTTTGGGTGGTCGAGGCGTATTCACGTCCGGCGTTACCCTGCCAGCCGCCCGCTTTGATCTTGCTCACGCCAAGCCCTGCGGTTCCGTAAACAGAGACACCGTAACCGAGTTCATAATCGCGGTAGACATTCAACATCAGTCGTTCAGTTTCGGTCTGCAGGTGGTTAAAGCTGTTCGCGAATGTGCTGGAGCCGCTGGTGTACTCCGTCTTTTGTTTAAAGGTGTATTCCCCTTCGGTACGCCAGCCGTTACCGAACTGGTAGCCTGCGGCAATCGCCGCGCCGCCAAAATGCTCTTTCTCTTTACCGCCCACAAACTGCCCGACACCCGGACGCGCGCTGGTATCCATCTCTTTCGCACGCTGTTCAATCTGCAGGTATTTTGCCGAACCGTAATACCCTTCTTCCGTATTTGCCGCCAGAACGGTAGCCGGGATCATCGCGACAGGCAGGGCGATTAAAATTGCTTTCATCTTCAT